ATCCGATGTAGGATTAGGAGTTTGTGTACATGCCCAAAATACGTCTGCCTGAACTGCTACTGATTTACCTGTACTCATAATGTTGATTCCTCTTAATTTAGTTAAACTGCGAACTACTATTATACCACATTTAGTGGCTGCCTGCCCAGTTTTCTGCAACACCATATTCAGCCCCGACTGGACAACGGAACTTCAATATCTCTCCTGCTTCTTTGGCAGAGTGAACGACCACTTCTCCGACTCTGTCCCCATATTCTTTAGGACATTCAATCTGTACTTCATCGTGAATCCATGCTACTAGCTTGTACGGAATACCTTCATCTTTCAAGTTTTTTTTGATTTGAACAAGCCACTGTTTTGCAATGATTGCCCCTGCACTTTGTAGTAACGTGTTGAGCGACGAATGAGCCGACCTGACAATAATTTGATAGCCGCCAAGCCCAGATATCCTTCCCTTTTCAGAAATGCGTTCAACCTTGGCTTTAAGCCTTTGGTACGCCGGAACTGCTTTACAGAAATTATCGATAATCTTGGCTCCTTCTTTTGGAGTAGCACCAATAACTGTACCAATCTTGGTAGGTGAGGCTCCGTACAAAGTCGCATAAAGAACAGTCTTCGCAAGGTCTCTCGTGGCAACCCCAAAAGCCTGCTGATTTCTAGTGTGGACATCACCGTATACTGTTTCATTTATATATTCTTTATCATTAAGGTAATGAGCAAAGCATCGAAGTTCAATACCACTAAGGTCAACACCCACCAATACGTTTCCGCTTTCCACCGTCCAACACGACCTGAATTCCTTTCCCAAGACTGCTCGGGTCGCAGGGACTTGTGCCATGTTAGGACTAGAGTGAGTAGCTCTGCCAGTAACAGCACCAAAACCAATAACTTTACCATGTACTCTCCCGTCCTTTCCTAAGTGTTCTAACCATGAATCTAACTGCGAAGCTCTCTTTTGTAGCGTAAGATAACGTGCTATAGGTTTCGCTTCAGGTATATCTACAGTCTCAAGTACCGCTTCATCAACAATAACTTGACCCTTCTCTGTTGATTTAGTTGGTTTCCAACCTTTAGACATGAGACGCTTTGCAATTTGTTGTCTAGAACCCACGTTAAAAACTTCAACATCATCTTTGAGGCGTTTACCTGTTTTTTCTGAGACACGCTCCGTAACAATCGGTGGGAAGATTTTCTGTAAGTCTTCCTCGATACTCGCCATCTCCGTCTTAATTGTACAGAGCAGCGTCTGTGCATAGGGTACGTCAAGCTTGAATCCATTCTTCTCCATCTCCGTTAAAATAACTTGTACTTCATACTCAAGTTTAATTGCTGCATCGCTAATCTTGTTCTTGTCTAATTCTTGCCAAAGCATGTCATAGACTTTGCTAGTTAGCTCAACATCTCGAATACAGTAAGTAATCATCTCATCTGTTAAACCACCGTCAAAGTCACTAAACTCAATCTTGTTGTAACCTAGCGTATTGCCCCATGCTTCTAAAGAATGCCCACCATCACGAGCAGAATTACTAAGCCTAGAAAGCAAAAGAGTGTCATCACACTGTGAAGCCTTGATTTTAGTTCCCCAAACACGATTAAGAATAGGGGCATCAAAGGCAATAAGATTATGACCGATAATGGTGACTGCATTTCGTAAGTACTCATTTAAACCTTCCTTGTCTTTCCAGACTTTAATTTCGTTAGTCTCTCTATGCAACGTAACACAGCACCAGATTACATCATGAAGTAGATTTGTTTCTATGTCTAATACTACTGTCTTCGTTTCCATTTTCTCTCGCACATCTTTTGTACATCGATAGGGTCTTGCTTCGTTACTTCTTCGCAGGAATATACATCACCTCTAGCATTATACAGCATAACAGTCTGTATCATGTTTATTGTAAAGATAACTGCAAGTATTGTAAAGACAACTCTAAAAAACATCATTTTTGTTTACGCTTATTTGTTTCATCTACGACGTTATCTAAACCAAAAGGCTTATCCTGCTTAACTGGTTTCTTGAAAATCTTATCCCAGTTACTCTCAAACTGTTCTTTTGGTATTGTTAACGGACGCTTCTTGTCACCTTTACCGCCATCTCTCATTTCTCTTGTGCCTTTCTCCATTCCAACTCATCATTCCAAACTGTTGTCTTTCCGTCTGACCATCCGTATTGCGTCTTTATCATTGGGTAATAATAAGATGGATGGTCTAAAACCAATACACTACGGCTGACAAGGTGTGCGTTTTCAAGTTCTAACATTTCTATCATTTCTCTTGTGCCTTTCTTAGTAAAACACGCTTGTTTATTTCTTCATTAGTCAAGTTAAAGTAATTTTCATCAAGATAGTTTTTAGCCATTTCCCACGCTTTTTCTTTTGTGACAGCAATAAAATATTTTCTATCTGCACCGCTACAAACTGAATATGATTTCCATAAACCATTTTCAAGTTGTTCTGCTCCTATGGCTACTGGCATTTCTCTTGTGCCTTTCTTACATTTTCCAAAGCTAAATTTATACAAAAGATTGCCGTATAAAACCCAACAGCAAAACTACCAGCCATTGCTAATCCAATCCAAATACCTTCAGTCATTTCTCTTGTGCCTTCCAAATAATTAACTGCCCAGTTTCGCCACGTTCATCAATGAATTTAAGCAAAGACTCAATTTCAGCCTGTTGTTCTCGTAGCGTATCAATTACTGCTTCTTGAATTTGAAAATCGTTTTCTAAATAATCAGCCAATTCATTTGCGTTCATTTCTCTTGTGCCTTTCTTAGTATTGCTCTAGCAAAATCAAATGCTTGTTGTCTAATCATTGCTGTCATTGCTCTTGCTATACTATCCCCATGGTCTGCGGTAGCTTCAATGGTTTGAAAGAATTGCAACAACATAGTTTCTTTGCCAATTTGCTCTATTTCCTCATCTGTTAATGTCTTTGCTGGATGGGTGTAGAGTGGAATACCACGACCACTTACATTAAGGTCGTAAACATCACTATGCTCTAGGTAATCCATCCACGCTACTGGTTCATTGTTCATTTCTCTTGTGCCTTTCTTAGTATTGCTTTAGCAAATTCAAGTAAATCTAAATCACCACCATAACCAACATCTTGTTCAAGGCTAGCGGCAATACAATCTTCAAACGTAACTGTTAGTGTCTTTGCTGGATAAGTGTAGAGTGGTGTTTCGGTTACAACTGTTCCAGCCATAGGCTCTCTAACAAAAGTTAATTTTGCACTTCCGTTTGGTCTTTCATACATCCACGCTACTGGTTCATTATTCATTCCTCACCAGCCTCCTCACGGATTTTGGCATTTCTAACAAAATCAGCAATAAACTCATCGTCTTTTTGCTGGCGATCCATAGACATTAAGCTTTGCATACGCTTTTGCATTTTATCTACAAGGTTGTCGCATACGTCACGACATAACCATAAAGTGCCGCTTTCAGGATCAGAAGATATTTTTTCTGCTATTAACTCTAAAACATTACCCAAGCAGCTAATCTGATTAGAAATAGTATCTAATTCGTTTGCTTCATCCCATAAACTCATTTTGCATCCCTCCCTGACGTTACCCAAAGTTGTTCGGTTACTTCCCTAGCGCCCATCATTAAAAGCTCATGGGCATAAAACAATTGCGCTGTGTATTTACCCTTGATAAACCCAGTTTCTTGCCTGGTGCTTGGGCCAATATAAATGCCAGGATTATTGTAGTGAGGCACAAACAAAACCTCTCCTACCTTGTAGCATTTATAAGTTTTAGTTTCTGGTGTTGCATATTCAGTTGGCATAACCATTTAGAACCCCCATCCAAACATTGATCCTAACAACATACCTAGCAATAAAACGCCAATCCATTCAATGTATTTCATAAATCCCCCTAAGTTAAGAAAAGTCAGGTCAGAGTCTTTTTAGTCTGAAATCTCAACGAGCCATAGAGCTGAATAGTGTCGGTGACCTGATGTAAGTAATTTATTAAAGTTTTTTGTTCTGTATAACTAGGGGAAACCCTAATATGTATCTTTTTTGCAACATAAGGGTGGGGCTGACTCCTCACGGAAGGATGCGATGGTCGGGGGAAACCAAGCCAGCCCCATGAATATTATAGACCAGACTTGAGTTGATAGAAACGCAAAAGATGGAAAAAGCATTTAAGGCCTTTTTGTAGCTCTGCTTCTTCAATCTCACATAGCTTTACTTCATTGGTTAAACCATTGACAAACATAATGGCGCAACGAGCATCTGGTAAACCTAGCAATTCACGGTAGGCAGCGATCTGCATGATATGATCCTCGTATGGAACGACCTTTTCCAAGGGGACTTCTTTAGTCTTAAAATCGCAAACCACGCCTGGTATGCCTTTAACCTTATCGCCTTTAGCGTGTAAATCCACTTTCCCAGCAAATCCAAGCTCATGGCTGGCTGATTTTTCACACAGCCAGAGCCTATTGCCAAAAGTGGCTTTTAAGGCGTTTTCTGCGTTACGGCAATAGTCGGGCACAGATTCCAACAAAATGCCATCAAAGAACGATTCCAGCACTCCATGAATCAATGTACCTCGATCTGCCGCTTCTCTGCCTTGGGCCTTAGAATCGTTTAAAACACGACTAAGCCATGCAGATTCTTCTTCATCCTCTAAGCGAGGTAATGTAAGTGCAGCGAGGATAGCCTGTTCTTGTTTCCATCGGTCAAGTCCTGGTTTAGCTGCGACTCCCAAGATGGTTGTAACGGAGGGCAATAAACCGAGTTTTTTAGCATCTCGTAAGGTTGTGTTCCTTTGCTTGCCGTTTGCGCCAATGATTTCGTAGGCTGGATTGCCATCCTTGTCATACCAATGCCCACTTTCACTATTGCTGTCCTTTATTAGCACTTTTTCTTCCCCTTTTTGGTTTTACTTCATCCGTGTTTATATCGTATACAACTTCTACTACAGGCGCATCAGGAATGACTGTAGCCTCATACTCTGCTGGTATTTCTTGACCGCACCAATCTTGTGGCAATTTATTCACCACAATAGGATTGAGCTTACAAGCTCCCATCATATCGTTTTGATTAAATACAAAAAACTTACAAGCTTTACAAGTCATTAGATGCCTTTAGCGTAATTAATGATTGTTGTTGTATCTTGTTCAGATACGCATAAATCTGCAGCAACGTGCAGAACCGCTTTAATGACTGCTGCTAAATCTTCTGGTGAAAAGCTAATAAGTTGTTGTTCTTCATCAACGCCAACCCCATGCCACATTTTTTCTGTGTATTTAGTATCAATAATGTCTTTAATTTGGTTCTGCATAATAGCTCCTAAAATGGTACAGAATCGTCTATGAATGGATCTGACTTTGGTAATTCGTCTGATCCTGCTTCTTTAAAACCTTGTTGCAATTTTTCTTTACCAATTGACACGCTAAAAAATTTACCATTAGTGCCTTCTTTGACCCATGCGCTCAAGAAATGCAATTTGCCTTGAACCATAATTGAGCCTGTGTAATCAGGGTGATTTTCAGTAGTTTTGCGGTTATTTTTAAAAAGGCTTCCGCTTCCTTCTTTTGGTGTATATGCCATTTTTTCCTCTATAAAATATCTTTGGCGATTGACTTCATTGATGGGCTAGATTTACTTTGAACTCCTGCTGCTGCATTACCATCATCATCATCAGCAGGCACAACTCCACAAAACGCAGCTAGCGAAATTCTCCGCATATAGGTCACGGCACTAGCGCATCCGTGGCTGTCGGGCTTTGTTACTGGAATAGACATTTCTTGCTCAATCCATTCACCACTTGCATGGCAAAGGCGTGTTATGAGCCACATACGGTTCTCGAAGTAATTGCCAGGCATCTGTATAACACTAAGACCGTTTCGAGCCAGTAAACTGCGACAAGCATCCCAAACAGACTCCAAATCAGCATACTTAGATTTGAAAAACGGATTTGCAGAATCTTTTTTAGCATGAGTTAGCTCCCCTTGAACGATTGATAAAGCTTTAGCTAAGTTAGCAATTGATTCAGATTGAGGCATTTTTACCTCCAAAGATTGTGCCAAAGTCATTGATAACATCACGCAATACTTGGTTTACTTGGCTGTTGCGTGGTTTGCCACAAGCCTGACGAATACAGTCGACTTGTTCTTGGCTAAGCTCACCGCCAAATTCCATGTCATCAAGTGCTGACTCTAAAAATTCTTCATGTTCTAACATCAGTTGGTGTAATTCACCCATTTCGTTCCCCCGAAAAATACATAGCGAAATTGCTATGGTTAAATCTTAACATAACTAAAAAAGATTTGTGAAGTATTTGATTAAATTTATTTTTCTTGTTAAGATTTGTTAAATGATTCCAAATAAAGCAAATTTCACGGATGAGCAAATAATTGGCTTGCTTGGTGGCACAAAAAAAGTGTCGCTTTTATGCAACAAAACTCATTCAGCAGTAATTCAATGGCAAACAAGAGGCATACCTCATGCCCAAATATGTTTTTTGGCTGCTGAGATAGAGCGCCAAAGTCATGGACTTGTTAAAAGAAAAGATTTGTTTCCTAATTCTTGGCATATCATTTGGCCTGAGTTGCAGAATTAAATTTGTTGATATATACTTTAAATGCAGATTCGACTCCTGCTTTGTACAATTCCTTACTTAAAACCCTTTAGGGTTGCTTTGAGCGTTTAATAAAAGCTAGTAGGGAATTTTATTAAGCGAGTCGACTTAGAGCAACCTTAAGGGGTTTTTCTATTTCTGCCGCCCAAAACTCCAGGGTGTTGAAAAAGGAGGGGATGGGCTAGAGGCCTTGGAATAAGTAGCCAAGGAGCGAGGGTCGACACCTGCGATAGCCGTTAAGAACTGGGTTGCGCCAGCTTAAGTAGAGTCGTTACTCGATACATCTCGCAACAGGATCGTCAGCAATGACGTTGGTCGTTCTATGGAGATTTTGAATGTTTGATGAGTTTTGGATGTTATACCCAAGAAAAGTCGCAAAAGCATCTGCAAGAAAAGCATGGAAGAAACTAACAGAAGCGCAACAATTAGAAGCTGCTAAAGCAATTGCAAACCATTGTCAATATTGGAAAGCAAAAGAAACTGCATTAGAATTTATACCTCATGCAGCTACCTGGCTCAATCAAGAACGCTGGGAAGATGAATTGGTCATAGAACCCAAGAAAGAAAAGATTGATAAAAGGTGGATGTTTAGCAATGATGGAATTGTTGCCAAAGCCAAAGAGCTTGGTATCTTGGGTAATGGTTACGATACATACGAAACTCTTAAAAAGAAATGTATGAGCAAGCTAAACATGAGTGTGGAGTAAGGTTTTTATGTTATTTGCGGCATAAAAAAGGGTTGGCTTGGTTTAGAAACTACATTAGTGAAAAAAACCTTGACCAAAAGTTATTAAATGATTTTTACGCAGCTTGGAAAGCTGGCAACAAAGGGGAGTGGGGATGCTTGAAAGGTATATTGTCGGTGCAACAGGGATTGGATATTTAATTACAGGAATATTGCAATTTAATAAGGGGGCTACAGCTAATGCAATGATATGGATTGGCTATGCTATTGGTCAAACAGGATTGTGGTTAAACTTAAAATGAATAAAGAATATAACCCTAATGATGCGATTGAATTTATCTATCAAAAAGCTCCTGAGTATGCGAAGGCCAAGGGTCAATTGGCAGAACTCGAAGCCTTTAAGCATAGTCTTAAAGCAATCAAGATGGCGCAAGCGGATGGGGCATCCATTGCCGCTAAAGAAATGGAAGCATATCGTAGCCCTGAATACCAAGAGCTATGTAAGGCTATAGGAATAGCTACAGAGCAAGCAGAAACATTAAAATGGCAGATTAGAAGTGCAGAG